ACAAAATCGTACTTTATCACGTCATCACGTAGGATACTGTTTACCGCTGGATTACGGTGCCTGACGACATATCCGGATACGGTAGCGTGGACATTCTTGACACCAGTAGCACGAACCTTGTCACGACCAGCGGGTGCAACGTTAAAACGGACATCGCGTAGCACGATTTGCTTCACATGATCGATTACACGGCCCGATTGACGGACCGAATAATCACCACGCCTGATGTTGTAATATACTTGTACTCTTTTCATGTTACCCCCGATAGTCCGGTAGCGGCCCGTCTGTTGCCATGCCGACACCCGGTTGCAGTGAATCCCGTACTGTTTCCAGTCTGATAGCCTTGAATTGGTCATATACAGACTGCCTGTTACCTTTCAGACCAAATTCAGACTTTATGACAGAATAGGCAGAACGACCCCGGCCCTTCATGCCCAACAGTTCCAGGCGTAACGCCTTTTCCAGGATGGACATGCGGAATAGATCGATGTTATCGCCAGTGATTGCAGACATTATGATTTCTCCAGGTCGAGTGCAGTAAACAGGGTATCGTTTATCATGTTGCCGACTTTGGTGCCGACTTTTGCCCATACTTGTTGTTGTGAGTACAGACGTTCGATGAATGCATTATCAGCTTTATCATTGGCATCAGATAACTCATCAATCAATTCCATCACATCAGTGTCTTGCTCTTCACAGTACAGTCTTATTGTCTTGAGTGCTGTGAGTACTGCAATTGTCTTATCGTCCATGTGTGTTACCTCAGAACAATGTATGTGATGATGAGTACGTTGAACAGTATCAGGAATACGAGATCAGGAATCATGTGTGTTACTCCATAGCTTGTGTGGAAGAACGGGCACAGTACAGGAACAGATAGCAGATGTCAACAGACCAATGCAAATGAATGCGAAACAATGTGGTGTCCACGCACACACACCGATGTCATATCATGCCGACTACTCTTACGCGCGAGACATCGCCACCTAAACCCAGGCTATGCAGGGGAATTGCCTGACCATTTATGTACGGGCTGGCATGTGGTCCATCTTTATGTAGGATACGTGGCCAGACTGACCCCGACGGACCCCTTTTGAAAAAAGTAGAAATCATTCATATTGTATTCACTCACCAGTAGGTTATTTTAACTAATATTAGCGTTCCCTTATGGCAACTACATCATACGCACACCAAGACTTTAATCAGGCTAGAGGCGAATTAGCTAGTAAAATAGGTGAAGTTGCTTGGCAACTCCCTATGAATATTGTTATTGGTATGCTTAACCAGATACTAGGATTAGGTTTAGGCTATGCTACCGCTAAATCAGGTATGGGTGCTGATGTTGGATTAGAGGCTGGTAAGAACCTTATTCCCTCAGGCCCTATGGGTGAATCCACTGAAGCTACTATTAATACTATAACTCCCGCTCTTGAGGTTTTAGATTACATCCCTAGAAGGGCTGGAGAGATCACAGAGGGTATTACGGGCAGTAAATATGCTGGAGAGGCTGTACACCTTGGTTCCTCTTATGCATTACCTGGAGCGTTCCTAAAGACCCTATCCGCCTCAAGAAGGCCAGGAGCATCATTAGGTAAGCATGTTGATATAGACCTCAGGGCGAGGGATGACGCGCTCTCTAGAGGTATTGAGGTTGCTGGTACTGGTGCTGCTAAGTTACTGACTCGTGGTAGGGTGCAGAGGGTGGTTCCAGATTATTACGGAACTGGCCCATATGATAGACCAGCCGCTATGTTAGAATCTGGTATTCGTGCAACAGGCAGTATAATGAAGTCTATCTTCAACCCCAAGGCTGACGCTATCCTGAAGGAGCATGGAGTAAGCCCTGCATCCATAAAGCGTATAAACGAGTATAGGGATGTATTAAATAGAAGGGAAAGCGGATGGGAAGGCTCTAAGCCAGCCACTGCTGCTCAGATAATATATGCCGAGAAGGTTCTGATTGCTGAGTTACGGAAGGCATTTGGAATGAGGCTTAAAGCTGGTAAGGATGTAAGCCCTGAACTATTAAAGGTGGTGGAGCAATATCACCCAAGGCTTGTCAAATCTGACGGTATACCCACAGTAGACCAGATGAGACAGGTTTTAGGTGATAATATTCCAGAGCAGTTCCTAGCCCCTCTGATAGACGATATGGCTCGTACCATGCGTGGTGACCGACCCAATATCTTATTATTTGATGGTAACCCAGAACAGGTAGCTATGACAGGGGTAGCCAAGAAGGGCCGTATAAAGAGCGAGAATACTACAGAAATCTTCACCTTTCCCAAAAGTAGTTATGATATGATGGGTGAGCTGTGGGCTAACCTTATGGCCGGTAACAAGTTTAACCCAAACTTAAAACAGGTTTCTGATAAGAGTTGGGTAAAGCCCGGAGATAATCGTTATGATGCCCTGGTTAAGGAATTTCCAGATCAAGGGTTTAACAAGAAGACGATAGACCAATACTTTGCTATTAAAGCTGATATGGCTAGATATCAAGCAAGGGGAAAGTCTAATACCAATATTTATTCTGAAGGTCTTAACCCCAGGATGATAGACATTGACGGGCAGGGCTTCCTAACATACAGAGTAGTATCCCAGTCTGATAACCCTCTGTTAGCTAATATGCCAGCCACGATATTATTCAACCCAAGGACTGGGGTTTCTAGAATCCTATCCTATGACGAACTTGATATATTCGCTGGAAAGCTAAGGAAGGTAACAGAGACTGGCTATAAGAATAGGGTTCATACCGTAAACTATGGCAAGTATATTTACGATGATGCTAAGTTGAATAAAGCTGGGGTTGGTAAAAAGGAAGTTCCATTGTCTAATAGATTTACCAAACACGATAGGCCGTCTAGAGATGCTGGTATAGACGCCATAATGCAGACTAGATTTGCTGGAGAAACTGTAAAGAAAGGGTTTCTACCAACAGTGAAGGAGAGCCTTGAGCTAACCCAGGAACAACGAGAGAGGAAGAAACGTGCGGACAGCCAAGCAAGAAACATTTATTGAGCAGTATTGCCTACATGGTAATGCCGCTAAAGCTGCGGACACCGCTGGCTACTCTCATCCTAAGCAACGGGGCCATGAGCTAAAAAACCAGTTCGAGACTCAGATTGAGGAGCGCACCAAGAAGATGATAATGGATTGCGTACCAGGAGCCTTGACCCAGCTTAAAACCCTCTCAGAAGGCGCTGAGAGCGAGTCTGTGCGACTTGGAGCAGTAAAGGATAT